AACGTTTAATGTTGTTGATGCTGGATTTACTGCTGCTGGTGTAGCCATGTTATTTCTCCTAATTTATTTTACGCTTTCGCGCATACTTTTATTTATCATCTACGCAAAATTCTATACTGTAATGCTTGTATTTTTAAGCACGTCGTAATGCGTTAGTTCTGCTGAATTCAAGCCTATCAACTAACTTAATCGCTCCGCCATCGTGCCCTATAGCCACAAATCCTTCCGGAGCAGTTACTTTATAACCATCGTTGGTCTTTTGGAATGTACCAATACCATCTACCTGCGCTAGTTTGCGCATTAGTGCATGTTTAAGTTCAATAACTCGTTTGTATGTAGCAAGTATGATCAATAGGTTGTTGGCATTGTCTGCTACCCATTGTTCTTTTTCTTTAATCTTAACCAATCGAGCCTGTGCCGCACGGCCAGCAATGCCACCGGATAAGTTCTCAATGTCTTTCATTAACTCACTGTTATAGTAATCAACAAATCTTTGTAAGAACTGCATAGGTTCGCCTACTTGCTCACCCTGTCTAACCATTTGATTAATAAATGGCTTAATGCTACGAGCAAAGTCTTTGTTGTTTAGTATAATATCAAAACGAGCTTGCCCAACCTTAGCCATTGTTGCTTGAGTGGCAGCAATTTGTTTTTGTATGCTGGCATTTTCACTCGGAGTTAAACTAGCAACACCGGTGTAATCTTTATAAGTTGCATCATCAAACCATACTGCTGACGTTTGAGTTAACCCACTCACGTTCACACCGTAGTTTGCTGTCATTGCATCCAATGAATCACCTTCGTAGCTAGTGTGGAATATAATGCCAAGTTTAGCCTTGGCAATACGTTGTCCTAATTGACTGTTAACGGGTACAGCATAGGTAATTGTATTTGGTGTAAACACATAACATTCTTCGTTGTTAATAGCGACTACGCTGACATCACCTTCTGTAAACATTAGGTCACCCTGTACTACACCGCCGATACCTAATTTAGGTAGATGTTTTAATGCTGATAGTAGTTTAGTAGCAAGCTCTGGTTGTGCGCTATACCATTTGTCGATGTCTGCAGCATTTTTACAACGTTTTGGCTCACCTTTAGCAAATACTGATTTAGTGCCAATAAAAAACTTACTATCACTTGGGTCAATACCGCAGATAATTGCCGGGGCGCCATCCCATTTAACTGTAAGTTGTGTAGTTGTTCCTGTGCCTTCTGCTAACATTACCCGCAGACTTTCTACATAATCTAATGCTGTAAGTGCGCCTGCATAGCCACTGTTAAAGATTAAATCTTCTAAGTGTTCCAAATGCGGGTTTACTGCTTTTGCTCCTACGGCTTCAGCAAGTAACCATTGCGGTGTTTGTTTCTTTATTTCGAATAATTTCATTATGCTAATATCCAGCCGTTGGCTAGCCAATCTTGAGCATATTTACGATGTACTAAGCGATATGGGGATTCGTTGCCAGGTTGAATTGATGGTGGAATTTTAAGCTTCACCCACCCGGCTGGTGCTGGTGTAGTTGCATCTGTAGTATGGGTTTCTTCATCCCAATCAAATTTCCCCGCTGCGGGCTGTGCAGTGGCAGGTTTACTTACTGGTGCAGTTTTAGTTGATTGGGCGGGTTTACTTGCTGGTGCAGTTTTAGGTTTAGATGCTTGTGCAGTTTTAAGTTTATCAATGATCGCTTTGTCACCAGGCTTAGTAGGATCTAATTGTTGCCCCCCTATGCTGTATGGCTCATCGGTTGCAGGCGTTGTTTGAGGTATAGTAGTTGCTGCTGTTACTGTTACGCCTTGTTGCTGTAACTCTTGTGCAATATTGTTAACTGCTTCTCTACGTCTTATTGGGTCTGCATATTCGCCTTGTTTTGGAATACGTTTTCCTATATCAGTCATTGATATAGATCCTTGACGATCTGCTTGTTGTTTTATTACAGCAATAAATCTTTGTCGTTTTGCCTCGTCTGCCGCCGCTTTTGCATCAGCTGCACGTGTGCTTTTTACTCTCGATTTTTTCGATTGTGGATTACGTTGTTGGGCAGTTGAGTATGCGTCTGCTGCGTCAGCACCTTGTGCCATGCCTGCTCCCCTAAGAAACGAACCAAGAGCAGACTTTGATCCTGAGTTATATGTTTTCCCTGCTTCAGCTAATATTTCATTAATCTTCATCTTTTAATTTCCTGATACCGCGACTAAATTTTGCAGGGTCTTGTCCTTTGATTGCATTGAGTAAACGTCGCTCTAATTCGCCAGCTTGCTCAGCATCATAATTTTCACGGATGTGATTAATGAGATTAATAGCACCATTAATGATGTTATTAGCTCTGCTTTCAATCAGATTTGCTTTATCCTTATGTTGTAATAACTCATCGAGTTCAGTCAGGATACTACGTGTGCGCTTTTGCAAAGTTCTACTCCAATTTAGTGTATTTATGCAAGAAGTACCAAAGTGAATTCGGAACACACATCTTGAAATTTTATACTTCTAGTACTATCAATTTTTTCTATACTTGTCCAAAACTCTTCGTGTGTTTCGGTATCATCTTCTTTTAAAGTATCCACTAATTCTAACAATTTAGGATAATTTTTAAATTTTTTAACTAAAATTGTTTTTAACTCTTTTGATATTTTATCTATAGACAGTTTAAAATTATCATCTTGGACTTTTTGAAAAATTAAATTAACAGGGTCACCCAATCTGTTAGTGCTAAAGTTAGTTGTATACCAATCGTATAGTTCATCTAGATAAAATATATTTAAATATCCCCAAGCACAGTTTATTTTAAACATATGATTTGGCGGCATATTTTCTGTATACCATTGTAAATTTTTTACTGTCTCGTTCCAATCGGCTCCAGTTCTTTGATAATTAAACCTTTCACCAATATCATCAATACTAAAATATAATTCAACTAATTGGCATTCTGCCCATAGATCTAACAGTTCTTGCGACGCACGTTTAGTTCCGTTAATATTATAGAATACATGTACATCCGATAGTCCTTTAACTTCTTTAATTTTTTTTAAAAGATTGACATGATTGTCTGATAGCAACGGTTCGCCGCCGCCATGGAAGTGTATGTTTTTGATATTTTTTAGCAATAAGTAATCATTAACTTCAATTTGATTAAATTTATCATGTTTAAAAATTTCTATATTTTTATCTGGATAAATTTTTTGATAATCACCAATCCATGCACTGCTGTTATGTGGTCCACATATTATACATTTTAAATTACACAAATTACCCACACTATAATCAATGCTTTGTGGTCCGTCTAAATCTATATTAGTATCTTGAAAGTGATTTTCCCATAATTCTGTAGCACCCATTCGTCTACTAGTTAGTCCCTGTTCTTCTTCGTTATAACACCCAGCACATCCAGGAATAGCCGTATCCTGTTCGATCATCAATTTTAATTTGTTATGTTCGGGGCTATTCCACACATTCTTAAGATTAAAATTGTCAGACGTTTTTATATATCCATCATAATAGCTACAGGGATTATAAGATAATTTTCCGTTGTTAGACCAAATTGCTAGATTTTTATATATTTCATAACAAAAATATTTTTTATGCTGCATTGTTAAAATGTTCTATTCCTATTATCGGAAATTGGGCTTGATTATTTAAAATCCATTTAATTGTATTTGCTACATGTATCGGATCCATACCGTGTTCGTGACCTGGCTTCATATCATTTAGGCCGCCGACGGTCATATGAGTAGTTCGAAGTGTTGGTGTGCATAATGCTAAACTTATATCTCTTAATGCACGTTTTTGTACACTATATAATGGGAAGAAACTATTTCTTTGGCCTTCATATTCGGCCGAACTACCTATATTAAAAATATGTCCTGTGGTCCAAAGACTACTAGTAATTTCTAATATTTTTTGCTGGGCACCACCCGATATAAATGCACTGTTAATTAAAACATTATACTTTACAATGTTTTCCTTAAAGAAGTCTTCTGTAGAATGTTCCCACATACGTAAATCGTAGCCTGTGGCTCTAGATGCAAAATCAGCATCGGGGAATACCTGTTTGACTGCACGAGCAATTGTGTAATCATTTGGATTACCGGTACATAAAATTTTATAAGTCATTCGCTACTATTCTTTAGACTGGCAAGCATACCTTTAAGTTTGCTACTGTCAACTGTGGCGTTAATTTTTGGCATATTTGTAATTTCACCAGTTTCTTTATTAACAGTTGATGTTGATTTGATATTGTTTAAGACATTGTTAATATTACGACTAGCACCATTACCATCACCGGAGGTTTCTTCACCCTCGTCTGTAATACGCATAGTTTCAATATTATAAGTTAAGTCAACTTTATGTCCTACACCTGTTGAACTACGTGACTTCATACATTGTAACTGATAACGCCCTCGTTCCTTCATAGCGCGACTTGTAAAGATACCGAACACGTTATCTGCTGTGTTGATCTTACTAATACCACCAGCAATATGACTATGGTCAAATTCAATTTCTTCAACTGCACTACGATTAAGTTGTGATGCTGTTACAAGCAATACATTAAGCTCTTTAGCTAAGTTACGCAGTTCTTCTGCTACGTATTTGTCTTTGATAAACTGGTCATTGGGATTAACTTTGATAGACACTGGCATTACCAAATCCAAATAGTCTACCATAACAAAGTCAACTTTAATACCGGTTTGTATCTGTACTTCTTTTAAATAACTGCGTATATCGTTTACATTGCTTTGTGCTGGGAATCCTTTAACACGATACTGTCCAGACTTTTTACCCACCATCTTAACTTTAAGTTCAGTTGTTTCAATATCTTTGCGGATGTCTTTTGTACTCATGCCAGTAAGCATA